CCATGATGGCTATATTTAATGCACCGGTAGATTTAGCTATGCATGAAGATAGAGCAATACTTACAGCTATAGAAATAAAAAGAAAAATGAAAGAAGCAGATTTAGGTATTGATATTGGTATTGGAATTAATTCAGGTGTTGTTATGTTAGGTAACTGTGGAAGCAAAGATAGATTTGATTATACTGCTATTGGTGATGCAGTTAATCTTGCAGCTAGAATGGAATCAAGTTGTAAAGAAGTAGGGGAAGATATAGTAATAGCAGAAAACACAGCACTACAAACAGATATGAAACTTGTTAAGTTAGAACCTATTAAAGTAAAAGGTAAATCTAAACCTATAAAAATATATACAATAGACTTGACAAATTATTTATAGACATTATAATATAGACAAGAGTGTGCGAAAGGTCGGCACTCATAAACTTGCTTTATAAAAGGAGTTAATATGACAAATATAAAAGCATTTGGGCAGTTCAGCCCGTTCTCTGTTGGTTTTGATGAAATGTTTAATACATTGCAAAGAGCATCAACACCAGCATCAAACTATCCACCTTACAATATTATTAAAAAAGGTGAAGCATACTTTATTGAAATGGCAGTAGCAGGACATAAACAGTCTGATATTGAAATTGAAATAGAAGATAATACTTTAAGAGTCTCTGCAACTTATGGAGATAGAGATGATGATATAGAATTTGTTCACAAAGGAATTTCTGAACGAGGATTTTATAAATCATTTGCTCTTGCAGAGTATGTTGAAGTTAAAAAAGCTAAGATGTCTGATGGTATTCTAGTAATTGAACTAGAAAAAAACATACCAGACAGCGAAAAACCAAAAAAGATTAAGATTTCTGGTTAAAAATAGCTAAATCCTCTCAGAGGCACGGAGAAGCCCGTGGTTGAATAATAGGTCTTTTTGAAGCAAAGGTATTAACTACCCTCTAAATGTTTAACCTCGGGCATACTGTGAGGTCGATTTTCTCTAATCTCCCTGTTTTATAGTTATTGTTGAAGAACTTCCACCATTTACTATAATTTGTGTACTCTTTCCATTTTGTACAAGGATAACAGTATAAGAACCTGTCTTATCTAAATCTAATCTTATAGTATCTTCTAATGTTCTTAAGAAAGTTATGATATTATCTGTAGCAAAAGTATTAATCTGTGTGTTAGAATCAAAACCCATAGCTGTTCCTTTTAAATCTAGGTCAGCTTTTAATATTGTTTCAGTCTGGTCAAGTTCGTTTACATCTTGTATAATGTCTAACAAGTCTTCAAGAAAGTTTACATCTAAATAATTTATATCAAGTTCAGTAAACTCTAACTCATCTTCTGCAAGATAGTCTACTTCTAAATCATCAAAGTCAAGGAAGTCAGCATCAAGAATATTAGAAACGCTACCTCCATCTTCTCCCTGTACATCTACATTCTCCTGTGGTGGATTAACAATTAACATATTATCTATTAACTCTAAAGTAATATCTAATATAACTGGTTTAGTAGGTTCTGTTTCAAACATAGAAACTGTAGTAGCTTGATAGGGTCGGTTAAGCACTACCTCTCCCATAGCTGTTGCTACTAATATTTCTCCACTAGGAGTACCATCATCTTTTGGTAATAATATAATTAAAGACTCTCCAATCTCATTAACTGTGATTGTAAAATCTGTACCACGAATTGAAACATTAGCACTCGGAGTTGAGATAGCTATGTTCTCTTTGTTTATATTATTTAACTTGCCAGTAATAAACCTTGCAGTTCCACTAGCAAACTCTAGAGCCATCTTAGATTTAGATGGGTCAGGGTCATAGATAAATTCATCTATAACTAATTGTGAATGTTCTGTTAGTCTAACTCTAGTGTCGTTTAAAAATGTTATTCCTATTCTACCATTAGAAGTTTCGACATTGTCATAACTTTCTATACTAAAAGATAAGGCAGCATCATAAGGTATATCCCTTACAACTCTGCCTGTACCTTTAAGTTCTGTTACGCTTCCAATACTAGCATCCGACTGTTGTGCCACCATCGTTTTGGATAACACAGACAGTACCATTATTGCCAGTAGAAAGTATCTTGAGCCAATCATTGTCTAATGTACTTAGTTGTTGTATATTGAAAGTTCTAGAATTACCGGTTTGGTCTAAATAAAAATAACCACCAGCATAGCCACTACCTGTAAAGGTAACATTGTTGCTATCTCCATCAACATCAACATAAGAAGTACCACTATCATAGTTTATATCAAAATCAAATGTATTACTATCGCCATTAATAATCCAGTCTAAGTCTGTATTACTAGCCATAGCACTTGTACCTAAATCTAGTGTAAAAGTATTACTACTACCTGTAGCATCTACATTTAAATTAGAACTATCAATACCATAAGTATTTGTTGGGTCTGCTTGTATAGTAAATGTATTACTGTCTCCATCAAATTCAAAGAAACCTGTAATGTTATCTCCTAGTATATCCCCAAGAAATTTATTACTATCTCCGATTTGATTAATATCTAAAGTTAAATTTAATCCATCTAAATCTAAAGCAGTTAAAGTTCCTGCGACAGAATTTAATCCACCCATTATATTTCCAGAACCAAGTTGTTCTAAATCTATATTAGCAGTAGCACCTGATTGGTCAACATATATTTCGTTATCAGCCCCGTATGCTGTCAATGCAGTCAGCATCACAATCAGGCTCATTAATTTCAATTTGTTCATATTCCCAATACCCTCTTTCTATTCCTATTTCTATTAAGTTAAATACTCCAGTTTCTATTGCCTTTTGCAAAGCTATAGAACCCACCTCATTCTCAGCAACGCCTCCCTCTATTTCTACTAGTTCAGTACCAGCTTCTATAAAACGGAAGACATCCTGAGAAACACTTGTGGAGACAATGCTTTTAGAAACTAATGTTTCTACTAACACTTCTCCTGTCGATACAGAAACTAATCGTAATGATATAGTTACTACATCTTCTCGGTATTGTTTGCTTGTACCTATTCCTAAGTACCTAGCACCCATACCACCAGATTGAACATTTGTATCGTAGTTAATAACTCCACCTTGTATTAACAATCCTGCAAATAACAAAGGTTGAAGTTGTTTATCTTCATCAAAGTTTTCTCTAGTTGACCGGATTAGTTGTCGTTCTTTAGTAAGGTTATCTAAACCTACTCGTTCAACAACTCTAAAAAATTCACCGTTAGCAGCATGTTTTAAAGCCCTGATAAGTAATGCTTCAGGAGCTTGTGTGACTGCTGTACTAAATAAAGCAAAGCTACTATTACTTTTTCTTTGCCCTGTTAAATCTTGAAAGCTATCTCTATATACTGCTATTACTGGTTTTCTTTTAGCAGGAGGTAATTCAGCTAATTGAGCTGATTGTAAATCTAAAATATTAGCAGGTTGTATATTTCTAGTTAGTGATAAGTCTGTATTTTTATTTAAGACTGCACAACTAGAAACTAAAATTGCCAATAGGAAGCTGTATAGTAGTCGTATCGCCATTACTGTCTGTTATTACCAAAGTTATAATTCCATCTTCAACACTATATGTAATAGTGTTACCTTCTAAAGTTAAAGTACCTTCTGTACTTGCTGTTTCTCCAAACAAATTTTCTACTAACTGCCTTGATAGTTGTGCATATATTCTAGATTCTAAATTTCTAATAAACCTTGCAAGTGTTGTATTTTCTTTGTCTCTTTTAATCTGGTCTTGTAAAGCTTTTATTTCTTCTTTAATAGACATCTTTCTATTAAACTCTTGATTCTCTATAGTAAGATAATGTGCTGATGTACCTATACCACTAAAACTAGGATTCTTAAATTGATGTACCATTTCATCAGCTATATTATTTAATGACCAAAACATAATAAGCATAGTCCAAAAGAACATGCAAAATTTACAGTTTCTATCTGTTTTGTAACTATTAAATGTTGGTTTTAATTTCATTTTAAAATATCCTTGAGTTTACCCAAAATGCTAATAACATAAGCCCAAACATTCCTACTTGTACAAATGATGCTACAGTTATTTGTGTCATTGGATGCACATCTTCTAATCTATCAATCTTTCCTTTGGTCTTTTTTTCCATCTGCTCTCGCTAATTTATCGACATCTATAGGAACTTTTAAGGCTGTTCTTACCATTGTATCTATTCTTATCATGTCGTTATCCATTTGTCTTACTCTATCTATTAACGCAACTATCATACCATGTTGTGTGTCTAGTTTTTTATGCACATCTGCTATTAGATGATTAAATAATTTCCAAACCATCCAACCAGCACCAACTGCAAAAGCTGCAGGAATACCTACAGTTTCTAATAAATCCATCCATTGACTGCTGTTCATTATCTACCCTTTGCTAAACTACCACCAAAGTACATACCTATAATAGCTGATACTAAGTTAGTGTCTAATTGTGTAATTACAAGACCTTGAAAGGTTATCCAGTCAAATACTTCTCTACCACTTCTAAACAGTCCTCCGGGATTCCATTGTGTATAACCAACAGTAACTGCAACTTCTGGATAATACACAGCAACTAATTTAGGAAACACAACAATAGCAAATACAGAACTTAAAGCTATAATTCTTCTAGTCCAAGCAAATCCTTTATCTTTTAATCCATGGTTTCTAGCTGCTTTAGTTGCTTTTAAATTAAACTCGCCTCTGGTTATAAGTAGTTTTTCATTTTCCATTTTAGCTTTTCTACTTTCAGCCCAGATACTCATTAATCCACCAAGCACAGTTGATGCTAACATAGTTATGATTTCAAACGGAAAACCCATTAGTCAAATGTGCCTTTTTCTAAATTACGATTGTAAACAGCAGATACTGTTCTAATATATTCTTGGTCAGTAGCATAACCAGCCTTTTTTAATTCTTCTAAAAATTCTAAATCACTTGATGCTTCTAAAGCTTTTTTATATCTAGGAGTACCATCATCATATACTCCTGTTTTTAAAAAGTTTATATAACCATCTATATTTTCTCTAACAGAATTATAACTTCTAAAATTTGCTACTTCATCTACTAAACCTTTTCCATAATCTTCTTTTGTGAGCATTCTTGTACCTTTAAAATCTTCTCCTTTTCTTACTTTAACTCCAAAAGTATTATTATGCTCTCTAGATAAATCACTCATTCCATATCTACTTTCTACTGCAGCTTGTGCTGCTGCCATTTTTGGAAACGGATGCCCACTATCTTTTAATATTAAATACATATCTCTAACAAAATCATCAGGGTTTTTGTTTACCATAGCATTATGAGTATGCTCCCCTTTTTCATTAAATTGTTTTTCTAATTGAGTTTTAGAATTACTTAATAAATCATTTATAGTAGTACCAAAAGAATCAACAGGTCCACCTTCATCAAAATTTACTTTAGGTTTATATTCATACTGACCCATATATTGTGTAAATTGTTTTGTTGGTTTTGATGCTTCAGAAGGATTTAATCCTGTAGTTTTTATACTTTTAAATATGTCATTTAAAATTTTGTTAACTCCTCCTGTCGCAAAACCTAATCTATTTGCATCTTGAAAATATGTATTACCTGTAATAGGATTTTGTCTATCTATAGGGTCTTCTTCAACATTTAAAACTCTACCACCTGTTTTTTTCTGTTGTCTTTTTTCTTCTATATCTTTTTTAGTTTTTTCTTTTACACTTTCTGTATACATTTCAAAAGCACTCATATCTTCTTTAAAAATTTTATAAGTATTTTCATCATACATAACAGGTAAATCTGATAATGCTCTATCTATTCTATAAATATCAGGCATAAGCTCTCTATAAACTTTGTTATCATCTCTTTCCATCATTTTTAGTTTCATATTATCTGATATACGCAATGGGTTATATCTTTTTTGTCTTATGAAAGCTCTTTCTGTTTTACTAATATTACTATCATACATTAATTTTGCAGTATTTAATCCTAAAAAATCTGCAGATTGATTAAATTTAGCATATTTTACATAATTTTTATAGTTTAACATATTAACATCAATATAATTATCTATAAATTTTTCATATTCTAATACTTCTCCAATACCATTATTAATATTATTAGCATGTTGACTTTTCATTTTTTTGTAGTCATTACTTTTAAATTGATGAATATTTTCTAAATATTCTTTATTCATTGGAGACATTCCCCACCCAGTAGTAAACTTCATAAATTGGTCTAACTCATAAATGTCTTGTTTATAGTATGTTTGGTCTTTACCAAAGGTTTTTGTGTAATCAAAAAATCTATCTACTGAACCGGGTAATAAAGTTTCTGTCATTAATTTACCAAAAAGAATAGGAGAATTATAAAGTTTATTTGTTGTAGGGTTTCCATAATCTACGTATTCATATCTATCACCCATAAAATTAAAACTCATATTACCACCAGTTTTAGTTTTACCATTTGAAAATAAAAAATCTGATAAAGGTTCTTGAATCATAGATTCTCCTAAGAAAGGACTAACTGCTTCTCTAAATAAATTATCTAATAAAGCTGTACTAAAATCTTCATTATTTATTTCATTATTAAAAAATTCATTACCTATTAACTTTACAACTTTTTTAGGATAATCATAAGCATCCCAAGAACTTAAATTTCCTATCATAGGAGTTCCATCTTCAGCAACTGTTATTGCTATTTTAGAATTTCTCATATAATCTGGTAAGAAATCTTTGTAAGCTTCTGTTTCAGCATCAGATAAACCTGACATAGCTTGACTTGTTTTTTCAATAGCTGCTGCTCCTGTTCCTGCTACTGCTGTAAAAGAACCTAATCTTAAACCACCTCTTTTTAAATATTCATTAGCAGCTTGATTATGTCCTAAACTTCTTAGTCTTGAAAATTCTTGAAATTCTCTTCTTGCTTGCATAATACTTCCGTAAGATATTCTTACAGATTCTGACATAAAAGAAAAGAATCTTCCCATAAATGGAACAGCTCTAACTTCTTTAAAAAATTCAGGAACTAAATCATAATTAGGTAAAGTATTTCTAACTATTCTAGCTGCTTCTTCTTCAATTTGTGTTGGAGATTTTTTTAATGCTTCTGGTAATGCATCATTTATTTTTTTAAGATTTTGTTCTTCTCTAATAAACATATTTATTTTAAAGAAGTCATCCTCTGCTATATAAGCATTTTGTGCTTTAGCAGATAATTTTTTTAAACCTATTTTTTCTGCTGCCCAATCTAAATTACCTAAAATAAAACCTTTTGGTTTTGTAGCTAAATCTCCAGCTAATGCTTGTAAATCTCTAGCAACTACTCCTTTATTTAATAAACCTAATTCAGATAATCTTTCATGAAATTTTTGAGCATCTTTATTGTTTTTTGTTCTAGACCTTAAAATCTTTATAATTTCTCTAGTTTGTTTTACATCAAAAACATTTATACCATTTGCTAATGACATTTGAACACCACCAGTCATATTCTTTACATGAGTTGTGTGAGACCAAATAGTTTTTGCTTTTTGAGAAATTCCTTTTAATTTCATTAAATTAGTATATAATCCACCAAGGTATTTAGCATTCATTAAATTTTGTGTTAAACCTTTGTGACCATTAAAATAAGAAAGCATTTCTGGAGATGTATATTTTCCTGACAATGGACCAAAACCTTCTGGTATTACTTCTGTAAAAATTCCTTGTTGTTTTCTTCTAATATAAATACCTATACCATCTTGAAAAGCACCATCATAAAATTTAGCATCTTCTAAAAGTTTTGATAATTTAGTAGTTGAATGAATTATAGCTTCTGTAGGGTCATCTATTTCACCAAGTAATTCTCTTATTGGTTTTGGTATTTGCTTTTTATTTTTTAATATTTCTCTTCTAACTCTGTCAAAACTTTCTAAATTAGCTGTAAAAGTTTCTTTTTTACCTATCTCTTCAAAACTATTCATAACAGCTTTAGTTTCTAATAATAACTCATCAGGAGTTATATTAGGATTTTGTAGTTTAAGTTGAGATTCTATATATTCTTCTGCTCTTTTCTTTACATCATTAGTAGGTTTATAATTACCATCTTCAAAAGCTTTGTAAGACCTTCTAACATAAAAACCTAAATTATCAGCAAATATTTTTTTCATTTCAGGACTAATATAATTAGTTCCCATAAGCATTTTAGTTAAATCATCTTGATACTCTCTAGCTTTTAAAACATATTCTCTTAGTTCTTTTGGTAATTTATTTAATTCTTTTTTAAACTGTGCAGATTGAGTTCTTCCTAAACTAATTTTACCACCTGTAATTATCGTAGGACTTCTAAAATCTGTAAATAAAACATAGTTTATTTGTTTTTTAATATCATCAGAAGATTTACCAGTTCTTTTAACAATATCATCAATAGTAGACTCAAGATTAAAAGCTATATTAGCTACTGTATCTGAATGCATTTCTTTACGATTTTCTGCTCTTAAAAATCTTTCAAATAATTTATTGCTTCTAGCTCCTCTAGAAGTAAACATTTTTTTTCTAATAGTTTCAAGTGACCTTACTAATCTATTTTGTGCAAATTGTGGAGATATATTAAACAAACTAAATTTACTAGGAATAAAAGCTTCTATGTCTCCTTCTCCAGTTACAACAGGTTCATTTTTATATTCTTTATTTTTTCTATTTTTAGTTTCTTCAAATTTTCTATTTTGTTTTGCTACTCTTAATTGAGCAGCATTTTCATTGCTTGAACTTCTAATTGCATTTAAAAATCTTTCTTGAATTTCTTTAGGTTGATTTTTAAGCTTATCTAAATTTTCTATAAAACTTTTTTTAAATCTTGAAGCAAAATCTACAGCTTTACCTGTTAAATTAAATTTTCTATTTAGAATACCTAGACCATGTCCTGCCCCTATCATTCCACCAGTAAATAATAATCCTTCTGCTAACATATTCATTCTATCATTTAATCTATCTTTTTGAACAGATTGACCCTCTGGTAATTCTAAATATTCTTGTATATCTTCTAACATACCATCATTTTCTGGAAGAACAGCTCCTATTATTGGAGCAATATTTATTAATGCTGGAGTGCCTTCAATATCAAACATTGTTTGAACAGCAGTTTCACCTGCTATTACTTGTCTTCCAACATCTCTATTAAATATTTTTTTAAAACCTTTTTTTGATTTAGTTGCTTTTTCAGCTTTATCAAAATATTTAACACCTTTTAAAGCTTTATCTATTCCTTTAAAACCAACTACTAAATTAACAATGTCATTTGTAAATTCACCTGCTGCTGTTTCCATTTCAACTACAGAGCTGTTTAATCCATATCTTTTTTTTCTTTTTATTATTCCTTCACCATGCATAGCAACTAAAAATTCATTCAGAGCATCTTCTTGTACTTGTCTTTTTTCTTTTCTTTCAGGAGTTTCTGGTCCAGCTACTCCATCTACTACCATTCTACCTATATCCATAGCATTATTTAAAGTAGTAGTTTGAGTTCTAGCTATAAATTTTTTAAATTTTCTTGTAGGTGTAGGTAATATACTTTCGTATAAAGACATTTGAAGATTTGTAGGATTGTATCTTACAAAATTATAAAGATAATCAGGAACATATTTATTTTCCTGAAATTCATTTTTATCTTCGTTTGAATTATCTGACATTTAATTGCCCATTACTTGTTCTATCATATCTCTAATAGCTGCAGCTTTATTTTTAAAATATAATTTTTCAGCATTGGCACGGTCATCAGGGTCAAATGCATTAATATAATCATCATTCTGCATAAGATAGTCTGCATCTGCCGAAGATGTTGATATAACTTGTATTATAGCTTTGTCAATAGTGTCTATTTCATATGCTTTTAATTCTGTTTCTAATCTTTTAATATTTCTTTGATTTGCATCAGGGTCTTGCATTGCATCTTGATATTGATATAAAATATTTAAATATTCATTTGTTCGTTTACTTCCTATACCAAGACTTAATGCAGCATAATTATTTCTTTTTCTTATGTAATGTTTATATGATTCTGTTCCAACTTTAGGTCTATTAGTTTCATCAATTCCCTCTACATTATCATACATATTATAAGCTCTTTGTAATTTATCTTTTTCTAAATCAAAGTCTGTAGTTTCAATAACAACATGGTCTTTTAGTTCTCCACGAGTCATTGTTCCTTTTGGTAAAGTTTGTATTAAACTTAGTCTTATTTCCTCAGGTAAACTTTGATTCATTAATATAGCTTCTTTCATTTCTCCTGTAGTCATAACAAATTCATTAGGATTTCTAAATAATGCAATTTCATCTCGTGGTTTAATTTCATCAGGGTCTACTAAATATCCAAAAGTTCCTCTATTTGCTACCTTTCTTCTGTCTTCTAATGTAGGAGCAGTTGGGTCAACTTTTTTACGACCTTCTGTTATTCTATTCCAACCAGCATGTACTAAACTTCTATTTTTAGGAGCATTAATTTCTTCTGCTCTTTGATTATAATAATCATTAAATGGTTGATAAAATTGTTCTTTAGTCATTTTAACATCAAAGTTTCCTGTATTAACTTTTTTTGTATGATTGTTTAATAAAGCTGTAGCGTAATCTTCTATTTCTTTATTTCTATCAGCTATTTCACTCTCTAAAGCAGTTTTTATATTAAAGTCAGGATGCATTTCATTATACTTTGCTAATGCTTGTTTTTTAAAATAATTTGAATCGCCTTTATAAGCTTTTTCTGTAGCTATTAAATCTTGATAAGCTTCCCACTTTTGATTCATTCCACCTAAATCAAATACTCTTTCTCTATCTAAACTTTTTAAATTTTTTTGAACTTTTTGTTGCATTTGAAATTCTTTCATACCAAATAAAGTTTGTGCTAATAAAATATTTCTTAAAGATTTTGTATCTCTATTATTACTTTGACTCCAAGCATTTGCTATATCATACCAACTACTTTTTTGATTATTTGATTTATCTAACAAATTTTTTAAAATATCAGCCATGTTTATTCTCCTTTACTTAATAAACTATTACTTCCTACTTCTTCTACTTTTTCTAAAAGACTAGGTTGTATTTCAGTTTGTTCAATTACTTCTCTAACATCTTCAGGAACAGATTGTGGACTAACTCGCTGTACTGCTTTTTTTCTTATTTGGTCTAATGCACCTATTTCTTGTTCTATTTTTTCTACAGCTTTATCGCCCATCATTTCTTCAACATCATCATCATCAACAGAATCTAATTTATATTTTATTTCTGCTTTTTCACAAAGAGCCATAATCATATACATAGTCGGTTCCATTAATAATGTCATTAAATCAGGATTCCATTTACCTTCTAAAAATCCTTGATATAAAATTATAGAAGCAATATCTATAACACTAACTCCTTTTGTTATATTTATTAGTACATTTGCAGTAGTTTCAGGCTGTGTTAAAATTTCAAAAGTATATAACATAGCTTCTTTAGGATTACTAAACTCTGCAGGTTTTTCCCAGTTATATGGTTGCTCTGGAGAGTTAGTAAGACTTTGACCCGGAATAGGTCTTCCTGTATCTAAACTTTGTTGCATAAATTCTATTGCATTTCTTGATGTTGCCATTATTTCTCCTATCCGTATAATCCTGCTAAATGATTAGGTGTTCCTACACCATAAACACTTTGGTTAGCCATTTGTGTTATGTTATTAAAATTTGGTACTCCTGTAACATTAGCCATCATTGGTCCTACTTCTTGTAGATAAGCTCCCTGTGCTTGTACTAATGGAGGAGCTGGTACAATACCCATTCTTGTTCCTCCTTCTGGTTCATCTTGAAATTGTGACATAATCATTCCAGTACCTACTCCTGCTATTGTATCTGGAACAACAGTTGAGTCTGGTCCTACAAAATAATCTTTTATATTAGTAGCTATTGATTTTTCAGCAGGTACTGTAGCTTCAACTCCTTGAGTAGGAAATATGTTACTTTGTGTACCAAGACCACCAGTTGCACCTTCTCCAAATCCATCTGTTTCTACTTTTGGAAAATCTACTTTTGGACCACTTCCTTCAGCAAAGCCTTTGTTTTTTTCTAAAAGATTTAAATTCTCTGTTACTTCTGGTACAGTTTGGTCTAATATATTACTTTCAGTAGTTTCAACCAATGCATCAGTAATAGTAGAAGATGGAGTAGTATTACCAATTATTGCTGAAGAATCTAAAGCTGCATAAGCATTATTAGCTGCATCTACATTTGTAGGAGATGTTTCAATTAAAGTTGATACTTTTTTTGATAAAGCATCTGTTCCTTTAGCAACTTCAGAAATTTCTGCTGAAGAAAGAGCTGCTTCTGTTCCTATAGTGCCACCACCACCTCCACCTGTTACTAAAGTTCCTGATTGCACTCCAAAACCTCCACCAGCTCCTACAGCACTTTCAGCAGCAACAGTAGTTTCTGCAGCAGCAGTACTGGCTTTACCAAAAGTACTACCAAACCAATTACTTAATCCTTTAGCAACAGCACCCATGGCAAAGTATAAACCTACCATACCTACAATTCTACCTATCTTAGAGCTAAAAAGTTTCTTTACTCCTTTTTTAATTTTTCTACCTATTTTTCTTAATTTACCCATATTTTTAATAATCTCCTCCACCAGTAAATCCTCCGTAGCCTCCATAACCACTTGTAAAAGAGTTACTTAGTGTACTTACTAATGTTGTTAAATAATTATCAAATGTTTTACCAGCACTACCTTCATTACCAATAGCTGTTGAAACTATTTGAGCCATTCTGTTTTGTTCGTTTTCATATGCTCTGAAATCAAAGTCTGCTTGGTCTCTTAGTTCTTGCCATAAAAAAGCCATAGATTGCATAGTCATACCAAAAGCATTTTGTGCGTTTTGTGCATTAATTTGATTTTGAGCAGCACTATTAATTGTATTAGCTTGTCTTCTCCATTGAACATTAGAAGCTTCAACTGCTGCAGCATTTTGTGCATTCCATTGATTTCTTGCAAAGTCCTGTTGAGAATTAAATTGGTCAACCTGTGTAGCAAGTTGTGCATTAAACTTTTCTAAATCAGCATCTCTATTAGCTCTTCTAGCTTCTGCAGCATTTAATTGAGTAGCATTAAATTGTTTCATTGCATTTTGTTGACTAGCGTTATACTGGCTCATTTGTGCATTAAGACTTGCCATAAACTGTTGAGTTTGATTTGTACTAGCAGAATTAAATTGTCTTGCAGCATTATCAGCAGCTTGATTGCTTAAAATTCTTTGTTGATTTTGTTGAGCTTTTAATACAGTAGATTGTTGTCTATTGTTTAAGTTAGCCATATCTGTTTGTAAGAATGCTTGAGCATTTTGTATTTGACTCTTTTGATAAAAATCAGCTTCAGCTAAATTAGCTTGAGACATAAGTAAAGCATCTTGTACTACTCCTTGTTGTTCAAAATTAGCATTCTGCATTCCTACGCTTTGTAAAAACTTACTATTAGCTAATTCTCTTTGTTGGTCAGCATTAAATTGAGCCATATCTAATTGAAATACATTACTAGCATTTTGTAGTGTTACTTGTTGTTGTCTTTGTGCATTTGCTTCAGCAACTTGTGCTTCTATACTTCTTTGTTGACTTACGCTTTGTTGTATAGCTTGAGCATTACTTTGAGCTAAAGGTACTGCACTTTGTATAATAGCATTAAATAAATTATCTCTACCAACACTAGAAGCAGTTAAACCTCTTTGTGCTAACATAGCTTCTACACTAGCAACAGCAGGTTTAGCCCATGTAGGTATTTCACCATTTTCCATACCACTTAAAAGACTATCCATTTGATTAGATACTAATGCTTCTTCAGGTAGTCCAGCTATTATACCTCTTTCTTGTTCTGTAAATTGTGTAAGTTTATCTTCTAAAGCTTCAGGATTATTACCTAATTCAGCAATAGCATTTTCAGGTAATCCTGCATTTCTTAATTGTTTTTTAGCTCTTGTTACTCTAGCTAAATCACTTCCAGCATTTCTAGCTGCTTCTGCTTTTGCTTCAGGACTTAATGTTCCTACTACTCTTTCAGCTAATGCACCATCTGGTATATCTACTGTAGCTGTTTTTATTGGGTCTACTCTATCTACTCCAGCAGCTTTAGCCAACATATCATCAGTAGTTTGAGTTTGTGCTACACCTACTTGTGCATCTTCACTTACTTGTTTTGCTGTAAAGGTATCTGTTGTTACTCCAGTTGTTCTACCTTCAGAAGCTACACCACCTGTTGTAACAGTTTCTGGAGTTACTGGTTTTGCTTCATCGGCTGTTGCTTTAGTATTAGGGTCTTGTGTTACAACAGTATCAGGTTTAATATTTTCATCTACTTTAGTCCCACCTTCTGTACTAACATCTGCTATTACAGCACTATCAGGAACTTGACCAGAAGCACCTTCTTGTATTCTTGCTGCACTTTCTGATATTCTATCTGTTCTTTGTTGAGATGCTGTAGTATCTTGATTTTTACCAAATCCAACAGTCATTTGAGGTGTAGCTGCTTCAGGATTTTCAAGATTTACTGTTTGTTCAACATTAAACTCTTCATCTTTTATATCAGGTCCATCATCTTCTTTCATTTTTTTTACCATATTACCTTCTTGATAACTTACTCTACCACCTGTACTCATATCTACTCTACCACCTGTAGTATATTTTTGTTTATATTTTTTCTTTTTGTTTTTTGCCATTTTACTTTACCTCAAAGAGTTTGTCAACCTTTTCATGTAATTTTTCTAATCTATCCATTAGGATATTCATATCATCTTTTACTTCTTGTTTAGTAACATAATCTTTTGCAATTTCTTCACGAGTTTTGTTTAAAAGTATGTCTATTCTTTTTGCTTCTGTTTCGTTTTTACGAATGCCATAAAGCACCGGAGCTAACACCAAAGTTATAAAGATGTTCCAAAATAAATAAGGTGTTAATTCCATAGCTTATTAGTTAGCTGCGATATAAGCTTTACCATCTGTAATAGCTGTTGTATAAGATGTTTTACTATCTGAACTACCTTTTACATCTGGGTCAGTATATTCTAAAATAACTTCTAAATGGTCTACATTTCTTTGAACCATTGCATTTATTTCAGCTTGTGTCAAACCTTCAACATCCCAACTTCCAGCTTTTACACCATTAATAAGTGATACGCTATCTGTTGCTGCTGTTAATACTTCGCTTACTGTTTGTGTTGACATATTATTCTCCTTTTAAGTTTTTAATTTTAGTCATGAGTTCATCATAACCATCCATATCCTCTAAACCTTTTGGTTTGTGTGAATCTTTTTTAAGTTCTTCTACTTGAGTAGACAGTTCTTGAATTGCTTTTACCATTAAAGGCATTAATGAAGCATCTCCAACTCTTTGTCTACCATCATCATCTTCCATCCATAGACCAAAACCTTCTTTTAAATTATGATTATTAATTGTTTCTTTAACTTCTTGAGCTATAAAACCATGGTTATATTTACCATTCATAACTCTTTCTTCAGAATCTTCATAGCAATTTAATTCTTGTGGAACATCTTTTGATTTTTTCCATCTAAAAGTAACAGGTCTTAAATCATTTATGAAATCTAATCCTATTTTTTCATCTTGTATATCTTCTTTTAATCTTTCATCAGAGGGTGTATACCAAGAAGTTTCACCAAACACTAAAGCTGAATCTGTTGAACCATATCCAACAGTAATACTATTATTTGTTGCTCCAGTTGCACTATAACCAAGAACAACTCTACCTACTGCTCCAGAAGAACCTGCATCATTTAATTTACCAATGATTACATTTTGTCCACCAGTAGTTAAATCATCACCAGCAGAACGACCTATAAGAGTATTATTACCTGCTGTAGTTATTGAGCTACCAGCATCATCACCAATAACAACTGAAGTGTCCATTGTAGTAGCACTACTTGCAGCACCTTTTCCTATAATAACATTACTACCACCTGTAGTAATAGCATTACCAGCTTGATAACCAACAGCAGTATTACCACTAGCAGAAGTATTAGCATTAAGAGCATACCTACCAACAGCAGTATTATCATCGCCTGTAGCATTTAGTAAAGCTTCAGTTCCAACAGCAGTACATGAATCAGCAGCATCAGAAGCTTTCATAGCTTCGTAACCTATCGCTACATTTCCATTTTCATTACTAGCTTCTAAAGCTCTAAAACCTACTGCTACACAAAAAGAACCAGTTGTACTGGCTTCCATAGCTTGTTCTCCCATAGCAACATTTCTATACCCTGTTGTGGTTGCTTTTAAAGCATTACTACCAACTGCAATATTATTACTTGCTGTAGTATTAGCATTAAGAGCATCTTTACCTATAGCGACATTAGAAACGCCACTTGTGTTTGCCCTTAAAGAATGTTTACCTACTGCTACATTTTCACTACCTGTATTGTTTTCTAATGCTTCAACACCTATAGCAACATTATCTGCTCCTGATGTAGTGTCTAGTAAAGCTGCTCTACCTATAGCAACATTATCAGTACCAGTTGTTAGTTTACCCATAGCTTCATAACCAATACCAGTATTATTAGTTCCTGTAGTAATTGCATCAGCACACTCAGCACCTATTGCTGTGTTCTGCGCCCCTGTAGTGTTTGCAAATAATGCTTGATAACCAACTGCTACATTATTGTCTGCTGTAGTGTTTGCTTTTAAGGCTTGCATACCAATAGCTGTATTTTGTGAACCTGTGCTGTTAGTACCTAATGTAGCTCCAGTAGCACCATCAGAACCACCAACAGCAACATTATGTGTTCCAGTTGTGTTATTTGTTAAAGCTAAAGCTCCTACTGCTGTATTTTCTGCACCTGTGGTGTTTGCTGCTAATGCTAATCTACCTACACCAACATTTAATGTACCACTTGTAAGTGCATCTAATGCAGAATTACCTAAAGCAGTATTATAGTTACCTGTTACAACACCACTAGCTACTGAATCATCACCTATAGCTGTATTACCTGCACCAGTTGTTAAAGCTCCTAAAGAATTAACACCGATACCAACATTTCCATTTCCTGTAGTACAAGCATCTAAAGAATTAGAGCCAACTGCAACATTTTCTGAACCCGTAGTATTAGATTCCATAGAACTTCTACCTATAGCAACATTATTACTTGCTGTTGTATTTGAATCTAATGCTCTTCTACCTAGAGCAACATTATAATCACCTGTTGTATTTGTATCTAATGCTCTATAACCCATAGCAACATTGTAAGAACCTGTAGTAATTGATAATCCAGCATCTGCTCCTATTGCTGTATTTTCAGAACCTGTTGTATTTGCTCCTAAAGAACGATAGCCAACTGTTGTATTATAACTAGCAGTAGTATTAGCATCTAAAGCATTAGCTCCAACTGCTGTGTTGTATTGCCCTTCTGTATTAGCATCCATAGCAGCATAACCAATAGCTGTGTTTCTTTCTGCTGTTGTGTTTGTGTCTAGTGCATAAGTTCCTACTGCTACATTTAAAGCACCAGTAGTATTGTCATTTAAAGCATCTGAACCTATAGCAATATTAGCATTGGCTGTAGTATTTGCTGCTAAAGCACCAGAACCTACTGCTGTATTATTATCGCCAGTAGTGTTTGCATTTAAAGAACTTAAACCAACACCAGTATTATCTGAACCAGTTGTGTTAGCAAACATACTATTAGTACCCATAGCAGTATTATCATCACCACTTGTTAAATTATTAAAAGCTTGATGTCCTAAACCTGTATTATTAGAAGCTGAAGATAAAGTACCTGTACCAGCATCATTACTAATAAGTAAGCTATTTGAAAAATTTGTTATGTTGTATTTAATACCTACACCATTAATAAGACCACTTGACACAGTAATACCATCAGAATCTATAACAACTCTTTCAGTACCACCAGTATCAAATCTTATTTTATCTTCATCACTTGATTCTTCTACTTGTATTTTTGTATCTGCATCTGCATCAGTAATTTCATTAGTTGTAGCACCTGATACTGAAAAGTCTAAAGTACCATCACTATCTTGATAAGTGACTGTAATACCTGATTCAGTATTTGAAGATACCATAGCTCCTACAGTATCTTGAATAACTTCTGAAAGGTCAATGTTTGCAGTACCATCAAAGCTTACGCCATGTATTGTTCTTGCAGTTTCTAAAGCTGTTGCAGTAGCTGCATTACCTGTAGTATCTTGGTTAAGTGTTCCAACTGTAAAGTCTAATGTTCCATCTCCATCTTCGTAAGCTACTGTAATACCACTTTCAGTATTACTAGATACCATAGCTCCTACAATATCTTGAACTTGTTCTGTAGTAAGAGTCGCTGAAATTTTAGAATCTAATTGTGTTTGTATATTAGATGTAACACCATCAAGATAATCAAATTCAGTAGATGTAACTCCTGTAGCATGTAAAGTATCTAAATAATTTAATTCTGTTACACTACCAGTATATCCATCTAAAACATTTATTTCTGCAGCAGTCGCTGTAACTCCATCTAATATATTTAACTCTGCTGTCGTGCTTGTAACACCATCTAGTATATTTAATTCGGCTGTGGTACTTGTAACACCATCAAGTAAGTTAAGCTCTGCAGCAGTTGATGTAACTCCATCAAGTATGTTTAACTCTGCTGTAGTAGCTGTTACACCATCTAGTATATTAAGTTCTGCAGCAGTTGATGTTGTTGCTAAACTTACAGCTCCACTAGAAACTGTAAAGTCAGCACTATCAAATGAAGCAACACCTTTATTACTTGTTGTTGCATCTTCACCAGCAATAGTAATTGTATTACTTGAAGCAGAAGTATCAATACCTTCGCCACCTGCAATAGTTAATGTTTCACTATCTAAGTCTATTGCTATTGTGCCACTATCTGTAGTAGCATCTAAATCTTGTGCTGTAACCTGTGAATCTACATAAGCTTTAATAGATTGTTGAGAAGCAATACCTGTAGCACTATTAGAAGACATATCATCTTCATCAAGAAAAGCTTTACCATCTAATATATTTAATTCGGCTGCTGTAGATGTTACACCATCCATAATATTTAATTCAGCAGTAGTTGCAGTTACTCCATCCATAATGTTTAACTCTGCTGTAGTTGCAGTAACTCCATCAAGTATATTAAGTTCTGCTGCTGTAGATGTTACTCCATCAAGAATATTAAGCTCGGCTGCTGTGGATGTCACTCCATCTAATATGTTTAGTTCAGCAGCAGTTGATGTAATTGCTGTACCATTAAAGTTTATAGCATCTACATAAGCTGTACCATCTATATATAAATCTTTAAATTCAAGTGAGCTAGTACCTAAATCAATATCATTATCAGTAACAGGAACAATAGCTCCATCAGCTATGTAAAGTTGTTGTACTGAGCTACTTGATACTTCTACATAAAATTCAATGTAATTATTTGATGTATCTATTAAAACTTTGTTGTTTGGAGAAGTTTCTCCTGCATCTCCTATTAATCCTATAACAGGACCAGAGGCTGCTGTGCCATCATGTGTGTGTCCTGTAGAATTATGAAATGCATTAACTAACTGATTATATTCATTATTGAATAAAGCAGCAGTAATTGTATCTCCATCTGCAAATGAACTTTGTCTTGTATATCCTGCCATTATTTATCTCCTGCCTGAAGGTATGTAATCTACATAAAAACCATTTATAGTATAAGGGGCTTTCGTGTCATCACTTATAATTGTAAAATTGTTACTTGTTCCACTTCCTTGTAATGGAACTCTTATTAAAGGGTTATCTCCTCCACCAAATACATTAGTATTAAATAATGCATCTGCAAACTTTGAAGGTGGATTAATAACTCCTATATCAAATAAATCTGGTGGTTGTGGTATATCTGTATTACCATAATCAAATCTTACTTGTAAGTCTGGTTCAACAATACCTTCTGAACTTGCTGAAACTCTTACATAGTGTAAAGTTTTTAATGTTCCTAAATCACCATAATCATAGTTAGGTGTTTCAAACCTAGCTAATATATTACTGCCATCAAAACTATTTCCTGTATCATGTTGATAAACAAAACCTTCTGTATCTCCATGATAATATTGTTCTACATTATTACTATCAAATCCTGAACCTATAGCAGTAACTTCTAAACTTCTTGTTTCTGACCATTGAAATCCGTTTGGTCTCAATGTTCCTATAATTCCTTTTTGTTGTGTTTGCTCTAAACTTGTATTTGTATAAAATAATCTGTACTGTGACTTTTCTCGTAATACAACACTATCTATTACAAATGAATTTATATTTTCTGCTAGTTCTGTTACTAAAGGTTGTATAGCTTTACTAACTGTTCCTAACTCAACATCTCCGATTCTTGCAGTACCAGCAACTGTTCTTAATCCATCTGGTGCTAAAAATATTAAGTCACCACCAATCTCTTGAATACTATAGCCACTTAAACAGCCAACATTCTTTGTAACTGGTACTATAGCTATAGTACTTGAATTATTTATATTTATTAATTTAAATATACTATTGGTACAAAATATAAATAACTCATTACGGAATCCTCTGATTCCTTCTATTTGGTCTTCTACTACTATAGAACCTGAACCAGTACCACTAAAACTTGTAGGGTCTAATGTAGCACTATAAAATACTGTACTTAAATTATCTTCAACTCCTGCAGCTATTAAATGTTTGTCGTGAGTTGTAACATATTTAACACCTTTAGTTCCTGTTACAGTTATTTCTTCTGCAAAAAATGTTCTAGTGTTTAAGTTACCAGTACCTTCCATTCTAAATATGTAAGGTTTATTAGCACCATCAGCTATAATAACTTGACCATAATCAAATGTAGCTCCATCAAATAATGTAAACTGACATTGACCTTGTGAAGTTCTTGTTAGTGTACTTCTACCTGTAAAAGCTGTGTAATCATCTCCACTACTTGCTACAGAACTTCTACCTATATTTAACCAAGTTTGTCCATCATTACTAAAAAATATTCCTGTACCTGCAGTAGCTATAACACCATCTGCATAAGGAAATACACCTAATATATTTGTTGTACTTCCTGTAGGTTTTGTAGCATTTGTTGTACCAAACTTTTGATAGCCATTTATTCTTCTATAACCACCTTCTGTAGAAACTTCAAAGTTTCTTAAGTCTTTTGCAACTCCGGGAGTTTTAAGTAAATTAATAACATTAGTTGAACTTACTAATCCTCCATCAACTGCAACTGTATATGGTTGACTTCTAGCCATTAAAAGTATGTCCTATCATCTGTCATATATTTAGGAGCTGGATTCATAAGATTAGATTTCATATGCTTCATTCCTTTTTTATAATCTTCTAAAGCAAAAGCTGCTTGTTGTGGACTTTCTTTAAACTGCCATACATAGTATCTAGCTCTTGCAGTTACTACATTACTATATTGTTCTGGTAAAGCCATTGTATCTCCATGAGCATCTAAAGCTGTTGGTTTTGTAAATGCATAAAAATGTACATTATAAACTTTATCAGGTATTGGACTTAATCCAAACTTTCTATTATCTGGAGATTTAATTACATATGTAGGTTCACCATATTGAGTATCAGCATCATCTGAATTTTCAGTATCTCTGTAGTATCTTCTCCAATCTGCAAGTGTTAAAAATTTTAATCCTTTAGAAACATAAGGACTAGATTCTCCACTTACATTTATGGTAGTAATATAAAAATCATCCCAATCTATTGAACCATAATCTGTAGTTATACTAGAACTATCAGCTTTTAATGTGTACCATCTTTGACCTGCTACACTTGCTACTGTTACATTACCATAAAAAGGGTCTGTACTTCCACTTACTCCAGCACTAAAGAAAGGTAATTGTGGTTCTTGATTAGCTATATCAAATATAGATTTATTAACTGCATCTTTAACAAATTTTTGCAAACCTATTGCAGTTGCAAAGTTTGCAGAAGTTAGTGGGATTTCATTTAGTTCTCGAAGAACTTCGTTAGTTAAATCTAAATATGTTGTAGCCATTATTTTTTATGTACCTTTTGTATTGCAAAGTTTGCCATTAAACTTGCACCTTTGTGTGGTACAAACTTTCCTTTGTGTTTCATTAATTTAAAACTACCATTTTTTTGCTTCATCCAATGATAGCCTTTAGGTGCTTTAACTTTCATTATTTACCTTTTTCTTTTAAACTTTCGTTGTAACCTACCATTTCGCTACATTTTTTTTCTTTTTCTTGTATTGTATTGTAGTAAGAAACTCCACCACCATGTTTGTACATCATACGACCACTTTTCATAGGTTTTCTCTTTTCAGTTCCGTATGCATACATTTTTCTTTTTTTATCTTTCATTTTATCTCCTTAAAAGTGGAGGAGTCCGAAGACTCCCCCGATTGATTATTAATCAATACCGTAGAAAGCTGATACTAAAGCTTCAGGTCTTAAAACCTTTGCTCCGTATACATGCAATCCTCTAACTATATCACCAAAAGATGTTGGGTCTCTTAGTGTTTCTGTTGAAATAATAGTTTGAGCAGTTGCAGTAGATGAAATGTGTCCACCTAAAACTTTACCAGCAGCATTAGATGTGCTTGCAATGTTGTTAGATTTGTACATTTCAAATCCTCTTAGTTTTCCACTTGATACTAATCCATTTCTAATTGAACCTTGACCTGCGTTGAAGTCTACAGATAACAATTTAGATGAAGCTTGACCTAAGACTTCGTAGAAGTCAGGACCTGCAACGAACCATCTACCTTCTTCAGGTACATTTTGTTCATCTAAAAGTCTTGCCATTCTAGCCATAACATCTATTGGGTCATGTTCATTAGTACCGAAACCAATGTCTAAGTTACCAGTTCCATCAAATGTACCAGCAGCTAAGTCGGTAGCATTGTCAGTACCTAACACATGGTCAGGTGAAGAACTTGAAACTCCTGAGAACATAGTTGCAATAACAGCAGCATCATATGAATCTCTCAATGCATATGCAGCAGATGATGTTGCGACTTCTTTAAAGTTGACATGTGACATGTTTGTTTCAATATCATCTACGATGAATTTGAAAGCTTTAGCACTATCAACAACCAAAGTAAGTTCTTGGTCAGTTAGTCTAGTTT